GGGCTAACAGCCGTGGACCCCGTAAAGTTAACGTCAGGAATAACCCGCCAGACAAAACCAAAGTTGTGCCCATCGTCAATGTCAAACTCTGATGAAGTGATGTACGCTTCAATGGGAAGCGTTGTGGTTGTTGCGTTGTCATCCACTCCGGTTTCGTGGTTGAGTAAGCGCCGGTTGTAGTCCGTCGCCATCGGCACATCGCTGGCAACGCTGGTGTCAATCCAGGCCGTGCGGCCCATCATGCCGTAGTACCAAGCCTTCTCAATGTAGTTGTAGATGACGTAACGGTCTACAACCGTGGAGCTTGCAGAGCAGTAAAACCACCAGATCTCATTGAACTGCTCGTTGGTGGATGCAAAAACTTGTTGCGTCTGATTGACGTTGAAATCGCTGAAGACATACTGCCTGAGATCGCAGACAAGCGTTTCAACGCGACCGTCGTAGCGGTAGAACTTGCCGTTACCCATCCAGTATGTGACACCTGCGGCAGTGGCCCAGGCTCTATCGCTGACGATGGAGGTGTTGTCGGACAGAAGCTGCGTGCCCCAGACAATCGGCGGGCCAAGGTACTGCAGTGAGTACAGAGCTGTGTCAGTCCACACCAAGAACTCTTGGCGAACCTGCGCCACAGCTTCAATTCTTGAGCCGTGAGACAGGCGCACACTGCCCGCTTGGTTGGTCGCTGCAGGTGTCCAGTTGACAGCGCTTTCTTGGTCCGACCAGCGGATGAGCATGGTGTCCTGCGCAGACGATCCGTAGTCGTTGCAGCCGAACGCCAGCACAAACCGAGAAGTGTCAGATACCGTCAAAAGATGCTGCACCGTTGGAACATCCGACGCCCCAGACAAGGAAGTGAGCGCTACACCGCGAGCGGTCAGTCCAGCGGTTTGATCCCAATAATACATAGCCCCATCAATCGGGCCAAAGATTAGGTCTTCACCAAAGTTGTCGTGGTTCCAGATGCGAATGTTTGTAAGCGCTGCACCTGTTGTGCCAATACCCCAGCCGCCAAGTCCCCACCCACCAGCACCCCACCCTGTCAATGGAACTTGAATGGCGTCACCAACATTTACTTGGTAAGCAGAGGTAACCGTTGCCCCGCCGTAAGTGCCAGCGGCAATGACAGAACTTGTGGTGATAGTGTATGTATCAACCGTCAAGATTGAAACAATTTGGAACTCAGCATTAAATGTACTGGCGTATGTTCCAGTGGCCCCACTGTAAGTAACAAAATCTCCTGCAACTGCACCGTGTGCAACATCTGTGACGGTTACTGTAGTCGTGCCGTTGCCCGTAAACGGGTTGTTTAGTATTGCTGTTTCACGGATGGGGGTAACGTCGTTGTACGCGCCACCACCAGCAAGCGCAATGTAGTACTTGAGATTAGTACCAAGCCCAACGTATCTAGTGCCGTCAAGCGCAGCCCAAGCCCACAATGAACGGCAGACGCCAAGAAACTGATCGTTAGTGACCTGCTGCCAGCCGCCAATTTTTTCAGGTTGACCTGAGCGGAAACGAATCTTGTCGCAGGAAAACCACCCGCCTTCCGTGGAATAACGAGTCCCTTCGCGGTTGACGCCCGACTTCAGTTGCAGTTTTTTCAGCGGCATGATTACCCCAGCAGCGCCGCCTCTGCGGCTCTACGCTTGACCAGACCGGGCAGTACACGCCCGCCACCACGCACCCACTTCATCAACTCGGCTTGTGCGCCGTTTACGTCATCGGCGTTAATTCTCCGGCGCAACGTGCTGCCTGACAAGGCTCCAGTACCACAGTTAAACGCAAAGTCCAAGATGGCTGCGGTGGCTTTATCACCCCAATCTTTGAGGCCAGGGCAAAGCTGATTGACCTTTGGCAAGCAGTGGTTCAGTTCCCACTCTAGTAGCGCCAGCGCTCTCTCACGAGTGATCGCAGGGTCAGCAAGCGTAACACGCGCACCCGATTCGTAGAAGGTGGAGCCAACACCAATCGTCGGCACATTGGCTGGGCAAAGGTATGGCTTGAGGTACATCCCCTCAAAGACGAGACAGAGGTCTCGCGCAACCTGTACAGCCTTATTTTCCACGCTTGCCCAGGCTCCGGTCGGCAAAGAAAAAACCCAGCACCGTCCCCGCCAATGTGATGTCCCACTCCTGCATCAGCCAGTTCTGAGAGTTGAGCTTCAGAATCCAGAGCACCAGCGCAATGGTGGCAGCGCTTGGGCGGATGATGCCGTTCCAGATGTCCACGATAGCCCAGCCCGTGGGCTTGAAGGCGTTCTCAATAGCCTTGGTGAAAGCGTCAGCTTCGGCTACTGCAATGTCTGCCTCGGCTTTGGCTTCTACAGTCTTGATGCCCAGTTCGCTCTGAAGCCGCAGCATCTCTTGGGTGCGCTGGTGTTGGGCGGCGTCAAGGTCGGCCTGGAGGCGCAAGCGGTCGATCTCAAACTTGTGGTCCTGCTTCTTGTTGTACCAAGCAGAAATTTCGCCCCACACCATTCTGAATACGGAGCCGCCAAGGAAAGAAAAAAGCGCTTCAAGCATAGACTATTCCTATAGCGTTGTTACTGATGATGTCAACGTTCCAGACGTAATTGTGCCACTTAGATTATTTGTTATGTCCGAACCAGTAGCACTTGTAATTGTTGAACTACGGAACGACAAACCTGTTGAATTTGATGTAAGTGTACTAGTTTGGTAGGTTACAGATGCCCCGCCAACACTGTACGTACCTGTCAAACTGCCGTCTGAGGGCAGCTTTGCAAAATAATTGTTTGTCATGCCAACATAAAGATTATTTGAACGGTCTATTTTTATACTAATTGCATAAACCTGTGAAGGCGTAGTTATTGAACGTTGCCATTGGAGATTTCCGCTACTATCATACTTGGCTAATTGTGCATTATTAGAGTCTGAGTAGCCACATGTGTACACACTGTTATTACTATCCACTGCCACACTATGGTTTATACCGTCAGTCATACCAAGCAGGCGTGTTTGCCATTGCAGACTGCCGCTTGAGTCTATTTTTATAGTGAATCCTACATATATTGAACCGTTATAAAAATAGCCTGTAGCGTACACATTACCGCTACTATCAGTAGCCAATCCATAAACATTTAAAACATTCCCGCTTGAATATATTTCTTTTTGCCACAATAGGTTTGCACTAGAATCGTATTTACAGACATTAAACGACCCGTTGTTGAACCCGCCAACAAATATATTTCCAGAACCGTCGATTGTTATGGCGTTAAACTGCACATTTACATCGCTTAGCGTTCTTGTAAACTGCCCAACAAGTGACGAGTTGTACTTTACAAACGTAGATTTTGTTGCGCTATCTACTCCTATGACATACAGCTCACTGGTAGTTGGGTTAAGATAGCCGCTTCTTGCGTCTAGATTTCCTGAGGTTATATCTACTCGTTTGTTGTATAAGATATTACCGTTAGAATCCAACTTAATTATTAGTGCTTCAACAGGAGAGGGTATTGTTGCTACGACGTAAATATTATTGCTGTTATCCACGCCTATGTACTTAACTTGATGCGAGAAGACTGCATCGCTCCACTCTTTCTGCCATTGCAAAACACCAAATGAATTATATTTTACTACTGTAACTGGTATTGTTGATCCAGTTTTAGTAATTGCTAAATAAACATTACCAGATAAATCTACTGCGATAGGGCCATATGCCGCATCAACTAACCGCCCTATCCAATACGGACCACCAATATTAGCGACAGATAGAAGACCAACCCCTCTTGATGAGGCAACGCCACATGTACCAAGTAACGGCATTATGCAAACCTCGTCTGAGAGGCCAAAACGGTGAAAGCTGCTGCCCCCGTTTTAATAATGGTGTAGGCATACACATCGATACCTGATATGTTACCCGCCGTTGGTGCAGAGCCACCCTGCCACTTGGGTGTTACCGATGCACCATCGACTTGCACCGCGCTGTTGTAGTACGCTGTGGTCCCCTGAGTAACAAGGAAGGCAACCGTCACACTCTGCCCCGTGCTCATGGCCGTATTCAGGCTGGTGCCGGAAGATGCTCGGAAGTTCACCGTCCAGTTAGCAGAGGCATTGGTCGTGTAGTACAGGACCGATTGCGTTGTGACATCGTAGTTAATCGTGCCCGTCGCTGCTGTGGCGGAGATCGTCACTACCTCTGCAGCATCGTTAAGCACCATCGCCAACGCGCTGGATGAACCGCTGAAGGTCTGTGTTGCCGTGAAGGTCGTTGCCGTGCCGGGGGCTACGTAGTCTGTGCCTGCTGTAGCAGCAGTAATCGCCGAGGTGCCGTTACCTTTCAAAAGACCAGAAGCATTCAGCGTCAATGACCCGAAATAGTTCAGTGCGGCAACTACATCTGTGCCGTTGCAACGTAGGAAGGCCGTCGCACCGTTGGGGACGGAGATCCCGGACCCGGCAGAAGTTTTAACCGTCTGGGCAAAGCCACCAGTGGTGTTGTTGTAGACAACGTAGATCTTGCTGACCGCAGGGCAGATCACATTCCGCGCCGCACCGGGGGTGCCGGTCAGGTTCAGCACCATCGCCCGCGCTTCGTCGGTTGCGCCGTTGTTTGACGACAGCGTGTAGTCCGCTGCCGTCATGGTGATCGTAGCCGTCCCCGCGATGGAGGTGTCCACCAGCGCCGTCAGGCCGGTGTTGACCTGGGCTCCCCACGTACCAGAGTACTCCCCGGTAGCGGGCTGAACCAGCCGAAGACTTGTGGTGTATGCAGCCATGATTTAGTGCCAGTTCGGGTTTTGTGTTGTTGTCGGAGGTGCCCAAGAAGGTGCAGTTGTCGTTACTGCAGGAGACCAGTCAGGGTTTTGTGGAGCCCCTGCTGCAGTCCATCCCGGTGTTTGCGTGTCACTTACCACCTCCCAGTCAGGAACCTGCGGTGTGGGCACAAGGCCCCAGACGTTTACGTATCCTACCAGCCCAAGGGCTTGAACGCCAGTGGGAAGTATGGTAGCGCCAACTGTGACCGTGGCAACAAACCCTTGGGCCTGGACGCTTGACAAAATTGCCAGCGCGTCGAGCGCTACTACAACTGTCCCAATATCTTTGGTGGCCTGAACTCCCGCCGCAAGAACCGTGACCGACGTTGTGCCGGTTGCAGTAACCGTGCCGATTTGCCCTGTGACCTGAACCCCGGTGGGTGTAGCAAGTGCACCGATAGCTACAGTTACCGTGCCAACTTGCCCGGTGGTCTGAACTCCAACTACTTCAACAACCGCAGTGCCAGATACTGCAACAGTGCCAATCTGGCCTGTGGCACTTACACCTGAGACAGAAACTAACGCGGTGCCGGTGACGGCGGCAGTACCGACTTGGCCTGTGGCTTGAACGCCGGTTACAAGAACCGTTACCGATACTGATACCGAAACACTTGCCGCATAAAAGACGCTGGTGTTTGTGAACAGCGCAGGGGTCAGCGCATAGGTGGCGCTGACGGTCGGGCTGAAGACGCTGTTGCCGTTGCTGAACAGCGGGGGGGTCAGCGTTTGACCGGCCCCGCCAGTGGTGATGGTGGGGCTGAAGAAGCTGCCGGTGTTGGTATAGAGCGCCGGGGCCAGCGTTGCCACGCCGGGCGTGACGGTCGTGCCGAAGAACTGATTGACGTTGTCGAGCCTGGGCGGCTGAAGCGTCACCGAGCCGGCGGTGCCGAAGAAGACTGTCTCGGCTACCGCGCCCGCAGCCTTGCCCTGCGCCGCAGGCGGCGTGATGCCGTTGCGCCTACGGTAGTTGCCCCGGTCAATGCCTTGGCCGAGGTTGGGCGCGGCCATGACTTACCCGTTGGCGATGGTCAGCATCAGCTCAGGCAGGCCGCTCGATGTGCTGTCAGCGTTGACACACACCGCCAGCGCCGAGGTTTCAAACATGCTCGGCAGCCCCACCCGCATGTAGTCGTGCAGGTCACCAAAGTTGGCCGCGATCACCCGGCTTGACCACAGCGGGCGGATCACCAGCACGTTGAAGGTGCCTGCGGAGGCCACCGTGCCCACCACGCCCGTGACGCCCTGCACACCCGTGTCACCAGCCGCCAGCGGAAGCTGCCACATCCGGCCCACGGTCGGCGCCGCACCGATACCCACCGCACCCGTAGACCGGCCCGTGGTGCCTGACTGGTTGGTGTAGGTGACGTTCACGGCCTGGTTGCCGGTGGCCGCCGTCACCTGCTCGACCCAGATCTCGGTGTTGGTAAAATCGGTGCCGCCAGGAACGCGGGCGCTGTAGCTGGCTGGCGTCTGGCCCGTGGTGCTGGCGTTGAAGGCATACGCCCCGCCCTTCCACAGCAGGTCGTAAATCATCAGACGGCAGGCCACGGTCGAGGCGAACTCGACGTTCTGCAGGTAGCCAGTGTTTCCTCCGCCAAAGGCATCGATCAGGGGCACGCCCGCCGTGGTGTCATTTGGGACAACACCCGTGGTGGTGCTGGTGCCCGCGAGCGTGCCAGCGCCAGGATTGCCCGCAATGTCGAACAGGCTGAACCAGCCGTTGGCCACCGTGGTGCGCGTGGCGGTCTTCTTGATCGGCACCCGCTGCTTGGCAGCAGCAATGAGCCCGTCGAGTGTGGTGATTGCCATCAGTTTGCCTCCAGCCAGTCAGCGGCTGCGTTGATCCGTGCCGCGTAGTCGCGCAGCGTTGCCGGTGTCTGCCAGTCGGTGTGGACCTGCACGTAACCCTGGCCGTTGCCCGTATCGACCACGGCAGCGAACTGCACAACGCCATCGACCACATCGGCGTCCGTGCGCCGCGTGCCAATGTCGCTGGGGGCGGCGGTAACGGTCATGATTTACATCACAGCTGGAAGATGCCGCTGGCGTTCCAGGTGACCGTTATGTTCCCCCCGTTCGGAGTGACCGGCAGCCCAGTCACGCCAGTATCGATGTACGCCACCAGCGGTGAAGTAGCAGCAGTTCCAGTGTCCACATAGATCACCAGAGCTTCAACACTGTTACCCGTCACAGTGGTGTAGGTCACATCGGCTCCGTCAAACACGCCATTGGTCACAGACTTGGTAGCGCCAATGGTCTGGGCCGTCCCAACAACGCCCGTTAGCGATGTCAGAAACTGATGCGCTGCGTTGTAGGTGTACGTCCCCGTATCGACCAATGCAACCTTAACCGTGCCAGACAACAGGTTGGTGTTAGTCGCCGCACCAAGGATGGCCTCCTTGTACTTCGGATAGATTGCGTTTGCCATGTCAGCCTCAGGCGATGCGGATCAGCGCATCAGAGGCGGTATTCGCCGGCATCTGCACCGTGAACGTGCCGCTAGTCGAAGTCTTGTCCGAACCAAAGTCCAGCACCGCAATAGCCTTGTTACTCTTGCTACTGTTGTAGATCAGCGCACCACGGGCCGTAAAGGTCGCCGAGGACCACGAGGTATCAGCAAAATCCACAAACGCCGTCGTGCCGCTCAAAGATACCGTAGCACCAGTCAGCGTGTTGCCACCTGCGGTGTAGTTGGTCCCGGAACTGCTCACCTCGTTAGAGGTGCTGTAGACGGTCGTTGAGGCGTCCAGCGTGGCAGCAGAGATATACAGCGCCATCTTGATAACGTCAGTATCAAGGTCGTGTTCACCCAGAAAAAGCTGCTGCTTAAACGAGGAGCACATTGCTTGAGAGATAGGCATTTTGTTTCCTTAAATGACTTGCGTCCTGATCTGCCCACTGCGGTACGCGTCCTGCCGATTTTTCCCATCACCCAGGTTCTTCAGCAGCGTCAGGGACTGCACGTACTGCTTGTCCGTTTCGGCCACGATGTCAGGCTCTTGCTTCATGAACCGAGCAGCTTCAACCAGCACCGCATTGACCAGCACGGACTCAAAGTTGTCGCCCAACCAAGACGTACCCGCCGTGACGATGCTCACCGGATAGTAGAAGTAGTGAAGCTCTGTTGACAGACTTGCACTGGGCGTCGGGCCAAGGATGAACGTCAACTCAGTCAAATTTGACGAGTCAGGGCCAAACAGCGCGTAGTACTTCGGAGTACCCGTCGTATTCGGATTGGGGAACGCCGAGCGGATGAAGTTCACATCTTTGTTCAGCAGGTACTCGTAGTTTCCTGAAGCATCAATCACCGCAAGGCTGAAGACCGACAAGAAGTCTGTCGGCGCGGACAGGTATTGGTTGCCAGAGGTCAACGTGCCATTGACGTTCTTGCGGAGCGCCGGAAGCTGAACAGAGTTGTAGATGCGCTGCTCAGCCAACTGCGTCATTGTGGCGAAGTCAGTTACGGAAAACGTGTTTTCTACGTAATCTTGAACAGCGGTCTGCAACTGGGTGTAGTTCACTGCTTACCTCACGCCATCGGCCCACGAGACATGAAGCCCCGCGTAGCAGCACCAGACCCACGCTGCTTGATGCCCGTGGTCTTGGCCGCAGGAGCAGGATGCTTGGAGATGTTGCCCAGCACCATGCACAGATCCCGAGGGTTCTCAGCCTCTTGCGGGTATGCCTGCTTGGCAGGCGGCAGCTTTGTGATCTTGCCCATGATTCACCCCGTCTTCTGGTTCATGGCGCGGGACATATTCTTGCCCAGGCGCATGCGGTCCTCAGAGGTGGGACCACCCTTTTTGAAGCCGTGAGCTTCTTTTGCGGGCTTCTTGGCATGCGCCCTGAGCGCGGCCATAGCCTTAGAGTCCTTTTCAGCCATCTTTCACTCCTTACGGAAAAAGCAAGTACGCAGCATACGTGCTTGGGTTTGCAATCATGTACGGGTTCAATACGTTAGCTATGTAAAGGTTATACGCTTCCGGTTGGGAAATCCCGTTTATGTACCGTAGGTAAGCCAAACTATCTGCAGAAGTCACAGTGCCCGTGTTGTTGATGTCTCCCAACGGCCTTCCATCAATCAGCGTGTCCTTGAACAGAGCCTTTTCCGGTTCGGTGTTGATCGCCGCCTGGGTGAGCGCCGTGGGCATCAACGCCGTGTTGACCCCAATGCTCGGCACCACAACTGTACCAACATATCCCTGCGCCACCAAGTCGTTTGGCGTCAGGGGCGCATCAAAACCTCTGGCCCCGCCAACCGGGTTCCAGTTCCACTGGATCACGCGACTGCCTTCACCAAACGAACCCGTTGCAGTCAGGCCGGAAGAGTACCAAGTGTTAGTGTCTGGACGCGGATCGCGTATGGCCTGGGGGTCACTGACCGGATACATGCCAAGCTGCAACTGTGGCTGATCTGGGGTCCAGCATTGGGGGCACGCTTTGATCGCAGTCTGCTTGGTCTTTACCGTCAGGTTCTTGAGCTTCTTCAGGTCAAAACGAAATCCGCAAAGATCGCAAAATCCGAAGGCCTTAGCGCCGTTAGCAAAGCGGTTGCTCATATCATCCTCACCCGACCGCCTCTGCGGTATTCATCGGGCATCGGCACGCCTGTGCGCAGCAGAGCTTGGGCCTTCATCTTGGCAGCTTCTTCCTTCGTGCGTTTCCTCTGCGTTGCAGCATCAGAAGCGGCGCGTTGCTCGGGCGTCAAAGTTCCTGGCGCAAGTGTAGACGGTGTCACCCCCAACGGCAAGAAGGACTCGGCCACATCCCCGGCAGCACGGCGAAGATCGCCCGCACTTGCTGCGCCTGCACCACCGGCTAGGGCTGCGGCTATACCGGCTTTGCCCAAAGTTTTGTGCGTTTTTGACGGCCCAGAATAATCTTTAATGGTCGCTGGAAGCGTCTTATCTCCAGCTTGGTTTAGTAAAAAAGCTCTATGATGACCGTCTTTTATGTAAATGGATCCATCTGGAAGCTGAACACCTTCTAAAGGTTGTTCCTGCATTAAACTTCTTATACGGTTTTGTGCAGCTACATTTTGCTTAAACAAATCTACCATTTCACGCATAGAAGCGTCTTTTGGCACGGATAGTTTAGCTACGTTTGTTAAGATACTTCTTATGTTTTCGATATCAACACCTTGGGTGCCAATTGCACCGTTTGGTCTCTTGATCTCGTTGATATTTAAGTCAAGCATAGTTTAGGAAGTTTAGGGAGTTTATCTTGCGACGATAAACTGGCTAATTAACTGATAAACATCTGCCGGGGCACGAACCGCACTGCCGCCTTCTCACGGTCTTCCGTTGAGGCCAATTCCCAATCTTGGTCGTACTGCGCCTTCAGCACCTGCATGCGCTCCATCGCGCCGGGGATCTTCATGGACAGGTAGTAAGCGAGCCCTGAGACCAAC